ATTAAGCTATCAGAAGGTAATGGCCTTTCTGAAGCAGATGTTAATCGTATTATAAAAGAAAAGCAGGATTCTCAGGCAGCACAACAACGCAAGATACAAGAAGCACTTGATAGTAAGCAGAAACTTTTATCAGAAACCATCAATGCTGAAAAAGGGTTATCTGATGAAGTTAAGGATAAGCTCAAACGTGAGCTGTCTGAGTTTGTTACCTCAGATACCTCCGACGAACAAATTAAAAAGCTAGCTGCACGTGAAGTTGAGCACGCTAACCAGAAAGAAGCATCACGCAAGCTTTCAGAAATGGGCTTTACAGTAAATACACCCGTTGGACGTATTCAGTTTGCAGATTCACCAACCAGTGATGCTGCGAAACTTCAGCAGTTACAACATGCGCGGCTAAAGCAAACTAGCGCTTACAATAATAGAAATATAAGGCTATCAGAAGATAAAGACTTACTTCCGTTTGTACGTGAAGTGCTCGATGTGTTTGACACTATCAATGCACAAAAAATTAGCCAGTCAGTCCGTACTCTATCTGAAGGTCAAACAGGATTAGTCAATACTGATTTACCTGTGGGTTTTCAGCGTGAAGTCATTCGTGAAGCATTGTCAGACTTGAATCTATTACAATTGGTATCAACCTATACGGACCCCTCTGCACAGGCAACTACGATGATTCCTTATGAAGAGCGTGGTGTAGGTGTTGCTAATTATGGCCGTACCTTTGAACGCCAAGCAATTCAGAAAGTGAATGTTTCTCAAAAGATGGATCTGGCGTATATCAACGCTATGAAGCTTGCCATCGATGTCTCTAATGAAGTGATGCATTTTACTCAAGCATCTGGTGTGAATTGGGATGCATGGGGGCGTAATGTCGCCTCAGCTGCACGTATGATGAGAGAACTGCTTTGTCAACGTATTGCCAATGAAATGCAGCGTTCAGCTGATGCTTATCTTGCAGTTGATGTGCTTGATGAAACAATTACTATTACATTTAGCATCTACAAGACAGCTCACTTCCCCATTGTTCGTGAAAGACAAGTCTATGATCAGGTGGGTAATGCGGTAGGCGATCCTGAGAACCCTATAGTTGTTAAAGATGGTAGCACAGTGCTACAAGCGTGGGATGGAACAGGCAAACAATCTATTGGTAAATACTTTCATATCGTTAATTACAATCTCGGCTATGTAGCACTAGTTGATGAAACAGGAACGACTGCATCAGCTTCAAGCACAGTAAAAATCAGTTATAGCTATGCCACCAACATTGCCAAAGTTAATGCTGATGTACCTGAAGGTGATCGCTATGACGTGCATTTAAATAACCTATTAAGAGGCATTGGAGCACAGAAAGCCATTCTTTCTTCTGAGCGTTTTATCAATCCTGATTTTGTTTTGATGAGTCCAGTGCTAAATAACACGTGTACCGACGCTGAACAATTTAGCTACCAAGGAAAACGTAATGGCTCAGATACGAACGCTATGGGTGATTTGGAAGCCATAAAAGGCATTGCTGCTTTCGGCACAAATGCACCCGGTATTGATCTTGGCGATGAGCGCATCATTTTGGGACAGCGTGGTACATTAAGCTACACAGTTGCTAAACCATGGCAGATGAGCGAACCCGTAGAAGCACGTGACGAGAATGGACAGCTAATTGGTGGTAAAGAAAGCTACGGTGAAGAATACAACGTTATTCATGTACCAAAACCACTTTACAGTCGTTTTACTTCCGTACTGTTTTACAGCTTTAGTAACCGCTAATCATTTACTGTGCACTGTCTGATGCATTTAATTAGACAGATTGGAGATTAACGAATGAAAACATCTTATACCAACAATACTAAAAACCCAGTACACATCGGTGCTGTTACCATCATGCCAGGCAGTACACGGCTAGTTGAATCCTCTTATATTTTGGCTAAAAAAGCTAAAGAAGGCCGGAAAGCCCATAGAGAGAAAAGTAATAGATCACAGTCATGGCTTGATGTATTTGTAAAACAAAAACAAGATGATGAAATTGCACAGCTACCTGATTTGAATGATAAGCAATTTTCTGAACTGATAGCTTATTACCAGAAAAATAAAGCATCTAAAAAACTAGCTTCTGCTTTGCCAGAAGAACAAGCACGTCGTGAAGCCTTAAAATCTTCTGAAACATCAGAAGATTTTAATCTCAACACTCAGGAAGAAATCAATGAGTGATACGCCGTGGCCCAACTTTTATTGCAATGAACTGATGTGTCATTGTGGTGAGTGCGGGGCTGAGAGCAGTAAAAAAATAAGTCCTGACTTAATGAATGTTATTCAGGAATTACGCAACCGCTGCATGTTCCCGTTGCCTATCAATTCCGCATACCGCTGTCCAAAGCACCCAATAGAATCAAGAAAAAAGAAATTAGGCGCTCATACACAAGGTTTGGCGGTTGATATTCGTGTTAATGGTTATAAAGCATGGAAAGTTTTGATGTTAGCAATGCAGATGGGTTGTTTTACAGGTGTTGGAATTAATCAAAAAGGATCACGTAACGCTCGATTTATACATCTTGATATTTCTCAGGATGACATTATCAGGCCAACAGTTTGGAATTATTAATGGATTGGAAAGACATCAGAAACACTATAGCAAGCTTTGCCCCAGCACTAGGTACAGCGCTAGTTGGTCCTGCCGGTGCTGCTGTGGGTGCAATGGTAGCTAGTGCACTTGGTGTTGAAGATGATCCTGTAGCAGTAGAACAAGCATTAAAGCATGATCCAGATGCAAGCTTTGAGCTTATTAAACTTGAAAGACAGCTTGGTTTTCAAATTTTGAAAGAAGAACTGAAAGATAAGCAGGATGCTCGTAAGCATCACAAAAATCACTGGATGCCTTCTGTGCTCACTATTTTATTAGCATTGATGGTATCACTGATGTTCACAGGATTGCTGCTTTATGCCGTCCCTCAGTCGATTGCAGACATTCTTTATTTAATTACAGGTCAAATCCTTACCGCATTTTTAACAACTGTAGCCTTTTGGATGGGCACCAGTCGTAGTTCACAAGAGAAAAACGGGTGGCTGAAATGAGTGATGATAAATGGCGGTTTAAAAAAGAGATTTCTCTTACGGGTATCCTAGCAATTACCTCAGCTCTTCTTACGGCAATATGGTGGGGATTAGGACTTGAGAAAAAGATATATGCTAACTCCCAATCGATTGAGCATTTTAGACAAATTCAGCTGCGAGACCGCGAAGAATCCAGACGTTATGATTCTGAAAATAGGCAAGCATTGGAAAAGATAAATCAAAAACTTGATCAACTTATAGAATATAAAAAACAATGACATTAACTGAGTTAAAACAGTCGCTTATAAATGCTTTATCCGCTTCTTATGAATTTATTGAAGGTCAGGAAGAGCGTATATTGCACATTGCTGCGAGGGAACTTGCAAGAGTAAAACGACGTGTTTTAACTGATACATTAATGCTAATTCCAGGGCGAACGTTTTATGATGCACCTGAGGACTTAATTGAAGTAAAAATATCAGATTGGGGTCTACAACAAAAACGAATACTTAAGCCTTGGCAGGTTGACTATCCTAGTCAATTACCTGACATCATTGTTGTCAACACTTCTCCCAAACAATTAAAACTCTCTTATGTGCCGCAATATTCACAAATTCAATCAATGGGTGAAGAGATGCTATATCAGTACTATGCAACCCATAGACTTAGTGAAAATAAAAGTGAAACAACAGTACCTGACGATCAGCAGGATTTGCTAATTCTCAGAGCTCAAGCTGAAGCAATGAAAATACTTTCGGCTCGATTTGCTGGCTCAACTGCAACGGCTAAATCCACCATATCAGGCATTCCCAAAATAGGAACACCTGCAGCGCTCTACCATATGCTGATGAAAGAATTCAGGAGTATGGCTGTATGTTAACGATTGAGCTTGATATCAGTACAGACCCTCAGTTTCAAAAAGCGCTGAAGACAACACCCCAGTATTTAGCATATAAGTTAGATCAG